TCTTTTTTTTGCACCACGGTCGATGAACCCGCAGTCGGCGATGGCGCTGGAGATTTCACCGGAGAGCGCGCCCTGCGTGACATAGAGGCATTCGACGCCCATCGGATTCGTCGTCTCGACGTAGGCGTTGAAATGCACCGACACGTCGAGGTCGCGCATCTCCGCGTTGTGGTGATCCACGATGGTGTGCAGGTTCGTGTTCTGGTCGTGGCTCGTGTTGTCGTGGAAGACGTCCACCCAGATGCCTCGGTCGCGCAGCTTGTCGGCGACGCGCTCGACCACCTTGCGCGCCTCGTCCACCTCGTCCAGCACGCCGCTGGCGCCGCGAATATATTTGCCATGGCCCGACGAAATGCAGATTCGATTGTAGGTCATGAACCTCGCTCCAATGTTGGATCAGCTTTCGCCCTTACGCGCACACGCTGGGCACGCGTGCTCGTAATCGCTCCAGCCGTGCTTGTAGGCACGCCAGCCGAGGGCACGCGCTTCCGCCCATGCGGCGGCGAACTCCCGCTGATCGTGCGGCTCGTATGTCTCGGGACACTCATCGCACGAGAACGCGATCACGCCCTTGATGGTGTGCGACGTCATGCGATCAGCGTGTCGATGTCGATCTGCTTCGTCTTGCGATCCCGCGAACGCAGACCCATCACCATCGAGAGGGCCACCGCGCCGTCGATGCGGAAGCGGGCTTTTTCTTTGTCGAGCTTGCGGTTGCCCGCCGGGTCGAGGACGGCGACGGCGTTCGCCATATTCCAATTGAGGACTGGATTGTTCGGATGGATGAGCGACCGCTCAAGGATGCCGAGTTCGAGCGCATCAATTGCCGGAGCCATGTCCTTGAAGCCCTGGCCCCACGGCACAAGACGCAATCCATCGCCGCCCTTCTCCCCATCTTCATAGGCTTGCAGCCCAATCCGGTCGAACTCACGCAGGAGATCGTTGATGCGCCATCGGTCGTAGGCCAGCCCGCGCACCTTGTAGGTCTTTGTGAGATCGCCGACGAACATCGCGATGGTTTCCGGGTCGATGCTCTTGCCTGGGCTTGTGAGAAGATGCCCGGCCGCGACCCACTCACGATAGCGATGCGTGCCGGTGCCGAAGTCGCGGCCTGAATGCTCGATCAGGAGATCGAGCGGCTTCCAAAAGAACGGCCGGACGCGCGCTGGTTCGTCCGCCGACGCCATGACCAGCGCGGTGAGATCGGCAACGCTGGAAAGATCGAGCGCAAGGTAGACTTCCTCGCCATCGATGAACTCGGCCTTCCCCGCGCAAGCCATCCACTCGGCGCGCGAGATCAGCGATGCCACCGGGGCAACACGCTGGTTCAAGAACAGATTGCGCACCTTTGGTTCTTCCGCTGGCATGCGCATCGCCTTGGCGACGGCCGCGACCAAATCCTCGCGGTCGCGGAATTTTCCGAGGGCAGGGTTTGCTTTCTTCCACTGCTTCTCGTCGTCCAGTTCGCAATCTTCGTCGGCCGCGTAGAGATGGCAGACGATGGTCGGATCGATGCCCGCCAAGCCGTCATCGATCAACTTCGACAGGATGTGCTCGGGATCGTTCGACTGCGTCGAGATGACGACGAACAGCGGCTCGGTGCGTGCGCCGAACGATGTGTCGAGTACGTCGTAGAGATCGCGGTTCTTCGCCTGCGCCAGTTCGTCGTAGATCACGACGCTCGGCATGTAGCCGTGCTTGGTCCCGGCCTCGGCCGACACCGCGCGATAGATCGAGCCGGTGGGAAGCCCGATCATCGTCTTTGTTGACGGGACGATCTCGATCTTGGCGCGTAGCTCAGGCTCGTATTCGACAATCTGCTTTGCGAACTTGAACACGATGCTGGCTTGGTCGCGGTCGTTCGCGGCCGAGTAGATTTCGCCGTTGGGGATCGCCTCGGGACCGACGAGGTTCGCGAGCGCGATGCACGCGATTAGAGCGGTCTTCCCATTTTTTCTCGCGACTGACAGGATCGCCCTCCGCACCACGCGCTTTCTGCGCCGGTGCGGCTCATAGATGTCGCGGATAAAATCGCGTTCCCACTCGTCAAGCTTGAACGGCTTGCCCTGGCCGATGCCGCTCGGGATCGTCAGCTTCTCGATGAAGTCGATGACGTCTTGAGCGCGATCTCGGTCGCGGGTTATGCGCCCCTTAGCCGATGAGGCCGCTGAACTTGCCGCCACCGTCGTCGCCATTAGGCCCGGCAGCGATGCGCGCTCTTGCGGATGGGGTGAGTCCGAATTCGACGGCATATCTGACCATGTCTGCTGCGGCCCGTGCTGACGTCAACACGAGCGGGTTCTGCATCGGCGTGCCGTTCTTCGCTCTGAGCATCAGAGCGTTGAGCATCGGATCACGCTTCCTCATTTCGGCGAGAGCTTCCTCGGCTAAGCGCCAGCGCGCGTAAGCTTGGCAGTAGGCCGCGAGCGGATTCACATCCACGATGGTGAGGAGGTTGAGGCGGCAAAGCTGCGCCGCGATGCGGTGCCATTCCTCCCGCGCGTGGTCTTCGAGAAACGGCGGCGGGCAAGGGACGTGCTCCGGGACTGTCGGCTGCACTTCGTTCGCGGGCAGGGGTCGCTTGCCTGGGTTGCCGCGCAACAGCTTCAGATGTGTCGGAATCGGCCGACGTCCGCGCATTTCAACTCTCCTCACAGTTGTTGTTTCCGGCCGCGCACCAAAGAGTGCGCCCGCGCTCGATTTCCGGCATTTGGAAACGCCAGCCGGACGATTGCAACAAAAAATGTAGTAATTACAGCATGATAGGGGCAAAACAAGGCACTTGCAAAAGTGACATGGTGTCACTATATTTATTGATGGTTGGACGGCAGTAGCCAGTCCAGTCGGTGACCTAGTGCAGTAGCCAGACGTCACCTAGGGCCTTCGGGGCCGACCACTCGCAAAGCGCCAGATACGGGCGCACCAGAGAACTCCCGACGGAACGCTGATCGCGCGACACCGGCAACGCCCACGGGCAATGCCACCGACGTTGCTGCGGAAAAGTAGCTCCCTGTGCCCGGTGCCGCTCGCAAATGAGGACGATGGCGGGGTTCAAGTGGGGAAGCGAGGATTGATGCGAGCCGAAAACGGGGAACTGCAGAGCGCGGTGGCCATGTTGGCAATGCCAGAGAACGAAGCGCCCCACCAAAATGAAATGAGTAACATCAAACACTGCGGCGGCTTTCGAGCCGCCGCATTATTGATGCATCTCACAACAGGAGTCACCCATGACACGCAATCAAGCACTGCCCTACGTTTCGTTCTGCGTTGACGACGCGTTGTCGGAACGCAAGCTCGCCGACATGCCGTCGAATGCGCGGCTTGTCGGTTGGCAGTGCGGCTTCGAACCGCTGTTCGTCGCCGTGTGGTCCTACCTCGACGTCACGCTTGACGATGACGAGGCGGCCGAGATCGCAACCGATCTGCTGGCCGAAAAGAAATGGTTCGCAGGCGAGCCGACGTCACCCGACTACATCATCTGAGTCACATCAAAGCGCGGCCCCGAGCGGGCCGCGTCATTGATGCATCTCGCATCCGCCGCTGCAAACGGCGTCCAATCCAAAAACGGAGTCACCCCAATGGCAACCGCCATCCTTCCTGAAGTCAAGCCGGTCACCATCGCGTTCGCGGCGGTGCTGCTTCAACACTACATCGGCAAGCGCAAGTCCGCGATGCTCTGGGGGCCTCCCGGCATCGGCAAGTCGGCCATCGTCTACCAGATCGCAGCGATACTCGGCTGGAAGGTGATCGACTTTCGCGCCAACATTCGTGAGCCGGTTGACGTTCGCGGCATCCCGGTGCCCGATCTGAAAACCGGCACGACGCGCTGGCTCGTTCCTGACGAGCTTCCGCGCGTTGATCGCGACGGCGAGCACGGCATTCTCTTCCTTGACGAGATCAACACGGCCAGCCCGCAGATGATGGCCGTGCTCTTCCAACTGATCTGGGAGCGCCGGGTTGGCGACTACAAGCTCCCTGACGGCTGGGTGATCGTCGCGGCAGGCAATCGCGTGAGCGACCGTGCCGCCGCCCAGCGGATGCCGACCGCTCTGCGCAATCGCTTCGCGCACATCTACGTCGAGGTTGACGTGAAAGCGTGGTGCGATTGGGCGACGACGGCGAACGTCGCGCCCGAGCTTGTCGCCCTCATTCGGCTTCGCGGCAAAGACGTGCTGCACATCATGCCGCGCGGCGACGAGAACGCGTTCCCGACGCCCCGGTCGCTGACCGATGCGGCCGAGTACGTGGACGCACCGAAGGATGTGCGGATGCAGCTTTTCGCTGGCTGCATCGGCGACGCGGCGGCGGCCGAGCTTGATGGCTTCATCGAACTCTATCGCAGCCTCGGCTCGCTGGAAGACATCGTGCGCGATCCGAACAGCGCGCCCGTGCCGACTGAGCCGTCGAGCCGCTACGCCGTCTGCACCGGCCTCGGCCGGATGGCCGACCGCAAGAACCTGCAGAACATCGTCACGTATGTGAAGCGCCTGAACCATCGCGAGAGCGAGCTTCTGGTGATGCACGACGCGACGTTGCGCAATCCCAAGCTCAAGGAAACGACGACCTACGGCAAGTGGGCCGTCGAGAATCAAGACCTGATCGTGCAGATGTAATGCACGGGGCGGCGCGCGAATGCGCCGCCATTGTTTTCTGAAACGGAGTCACCCACCCATGTCTAAGAAAATCGCCACGCCGCTCGCCCGCAAGGCCGTGCTGGTGTCTGTCACCATCTCGCAGTGGACGGCGCGCAAAAAAGACAAGCGCGTCACCGCCGAGACGAACCGCCGCCATCACGCATCCGACGATGCTGGCACCTATCACAAGCTGCTGATCCAGAAAGAGCGGCTTGCGGAGATCAACGCACTCGTGTCGGCGGCGCGGGCGCTGCACTACGAACTGACGCACCCGTGGGCCGACGAAGGCCCGCGCGTTCTGCCCAACGCGTTGTTCGCCAAGTTCTCGGAGAAATTCCGCAAGCTCAAGCGCGAGTTCGACACCGCTGCGGATGACTTCGCTCGCGACTATCCGCAGTACATCGCCGAGCGCAAAGTTGCGCTCAACGGTCTGTTCAGCGAGGCCGACTATCCGCCGGTCGAGCAGATCAGGAGCAAGTTCAAGCTCGACATGACGATCCTGCCGTTTCCCGACTCGGCTGACTTCCGCGCCGACCTGGATGACGACACGGTCGCCGACATCAAGCGCGAGTTGGAGCAAACAACGGCTCGCGTCGGCAACGATACGCTGCGCCACACTGCGGAGCGGATCACCGAAGCTGTCGGCCACATGGCCGAGAAGTTGCGGGAGTACAATTCGGGCAATCTCGGCAAAGACGGCAAGCGAAATTTCTTTCTCAACTCGCTGGTCGATAACGTGCGCGACCTTGCCGAGTTGCTGCCCGCCTTCAACCTCACCGACGACCCGAAGCTCAACGCGATCACCAAGCGCATCTTGAAAGAGTTGTGCGCGGAAGATGCGGCCGAGCTTCGGAAGAATGACGCCGCTCGCGAGTCGGTCAAAAAGTCGGCCGACGAGATCGTGAAAGCGGTTTCGCAATTCCTGGCTTGATCTATCCCCCGCGCGAATGCGGGGGCTTCCACCAAACGGAGTCACCCATGTCAGACCTTCTCACCACCACCGCAATGCAGCGCGTCCAGCGGGCGCGCAGCGAACTGATCATGTCGCGGCGGTTCTACGGTGTGCTCGTCTCGAACGTCGAGCCGATCATCACCCGCAAGCACGAGACTGCGGCGACGAACGGACGCCAGCACTTCTGGAATCCCGACTACATCGCCACGCTGAAACAGGACAACGTGTTGTTCGTGCAGGCGCACGAGAGCGAGCACGATGCCCGACATCACAGCACACGGCGCAACGGTCGCGACCCGGAGCGATGGAATAGGGCTTGCGACTACGGGATCAACATCGATCTCGTTGACGAAGGCTTCGTGCCGCCGCCGGGCATCTTGCTCGACGCGAGGTTTCGCGGCATGAGCGCCGAGGAAATCTACCGGTGCCTTGAGCTTGACGAGGCCGCGCAGCAACAGCAGCAACAGCCGCAGCCGCAGGAAGGCGACGGCGATGCCGACGAAGACGAGCAGCCGCAGTCCAACGGCGACGACAGCAACGACGCTGGCGACGACCAGGGCAAGAACCAGGGCGACGACGCGAGCGACGACGCTGGCGACGACCAGGGCGAGGGCGGTTCGGGCGACGCCGACGATGGTGACGCTGATCAGGACGCAGGTTCTGGCGGCGATGCCGACGACGGCGAAGGCCAGGGCGGCGACGCCGAGGGCGAAGGCTCTGACGCTGAAGGCGGCAACGGTGCTGGCAACGGCAGCGGCGACGCCGAGGGCGACGACCAGGGCGAAGGCTCTGGCGCGGGCGACGCGGACGGCGAGGGCGCTGGCAGCAAGCCGGTCGTCGGCGACGTCGGCGGCTGCGGCGAGGTGCTCGACGCGAGCGACGAGCCGGGTGATCTCTCCGAGCAAGATGCCAAGTGGGAGCGGATCACGCGGCAAGCGGCATCGCTGGCGAAGGCTATCGGGCAGTGCCCCGGCCACATCACGCGCGAGATCGAACGGTCGAATAATCCGACCCAAGACTGGCGCGAGGTGCTGCGGTCCTATTTCGATCAAGGTGCGCTTCGCACCGAGACCTGGAATAGGCCGAACCGTCGCCACATCGGCCGGGGCGTAGTCCTGCCCGGCTCGCAGCGCGACGGCGTGAACAAGGCGTGCTTTCTGATCGATACCAGCGGATCGATCTACAGCGACCCGGTGGCGTTGCAGCTTGTTCGCGACGAGGCGCAGGCCGCGCTTGACGACCGTATTGTTGACGAGGCCGTCGTGATCTACGGCGACACGGCGGTCACGCGTGTTGACACCTACCGCACGGGCGACGAGATCGAGTTCGACCCGCGCGGCGGTGGCGGCACCGACATGAAGCCGCTGTTTGAGTACGTCGCGGAAGAGCACGACGACGCATCGCTGATCGTCTGCTTCACCGACCTTGAGATCGGCGACCCCGGCGTCGAGCCGCATTGCCCGACGCTGTTCGCCGTGACCGGCTATCCGCAGCGGGTGCGCGAGCTTATCGCGAACGCCCCGTGGGGTGCGCCGTGCATCGACGTCGGTGCGCACTGAAAACTGCCGGGCGGCCCGCGTGGCCGCCCGGCCCTTTGCAAGCCCACTCTCACAAACGGAGTCACCAATGAGCTACTGCCCTTGGACAAAAAATTTACACACCACGCACGAGGCCGGGAGACGGAAAGCCACAAAACGGACGCACAAGCCGAAGCCCGCGCAGCCATCGAGGTTCTCGACGCATAGCCACTTCAAGCAAGAGATCGGACTCGGATCGCGCCCAGACGTTTGTGCAAATTGCCGAATGCCGTTCGAAGACCACTACAACGGCGCGTGTCCGAAAGACGAAAACGAGAAAAGTTAGAGTCGTATCAAAGCGCCGCCCCATGCGGGCGGCGTCGTTGATGCATCTCGCATCACGCCGGTGCAAAACGGCGAACACATGAAACGGAGTCACCCATGTCACCGAAGCTTGAAGCCATTGCCGCCTACGATGCCGCGCTGAAGCGACCGGACAAGGCCGATTGGCGCGCCGTCGCGAAGCTCTTGCGCGACGTTCTCCCGCAACCGCGCGTCGGCAAAACGATGCCGCGATCCGATGGCCACACCGAAATCGCCGACTACGTCACGAAAGGCAAATCGAACCGACGCGGCCCGTCGATGGTCGTCACGTTCGAAGATGACACGCAGGTTCGCATGTCGTTTTCGTCGCAGGAAGGCAAGCCGATCAACGCGGGGCTGGGCCTGCGCGTCGTGTGCTCGGGCTATCGCACGAAGCGGGCTTTCCCGATCAGCGATCTGAAGGCCATCGCCAAGCTTGGCGTGCCGTCGATCCGCAGCGCGCATGCCGAGCGGGACGGCGACGTCGTCGCCACGTTCGACCCTATCGAGTGCAACGGTTACACCGCGCCCTATCGGCAAGGCATGCCGTATGAGAAGTGGCGTTCGCGTCGCGACCGGTTGCACGTTGCAGCTTAAAAGGAATCGCCCCAATGACAACGAGACTAGAGCAACTCAAGGAAGCGTTCGCGCGCAATCTGGCGCGGACGCTCGCCGACGATCCGAGCTACTACGCCTGGAAAGCCGAAGAGCTTCCGGACGTCACGGCCCGCATGCTTGCGGCCATCGACCGTGCGGGCGGGCTTGGCGGCATCAACATCCAGTCGCGCACGTTCACGCGCACCGCCCGCGAGTTCGGTATCAAGAACACGTACAAGGCATGGGCCGCGTGGCTCGCCGCCGATGTGAAAGAGGAGTCGGACAATGGACTGTGACGCCCACACCAAAGACGACGGCTCGTGGTGGGAGCACGATGCGCGCGGCATTCCGCTTTGCCGCGTTTGCGCCAAGTGCAAGCGCCGCAAGCTTGCGCACTACCGGCCCGAGGTGCTGTCCGATCCCAACTACGTGGCGGACGAACCGATTGATGAAGACTGAAAAAGAGAAAGCCGGGGACCGTGAGGCCGCCCGGCTTTCCCGTTGGAATGCGGATCGCGTGCAAACGCGACC